GACGACGGTCGGAGACTACGCCATCTTTTCAGGAGGTGGAGTGGCAGATTTCTGCGACGCATCTCTGACCCGGAGCAGCATCGGCACCAGCATGACGGGCTATGACATGGGTGCTGCGACCATCGGGGACTACGCTTTGTTTGCAGGCGGGCATTCCGGTGAAAAGAGTGACACCGCTTACGATTCCGTCGAAGTCTACACCGCATAAAAGAAAAGGAGAAATCAAAATGGCACGATACAAAATTTACGACAACAAATCTGACG